GTTAGGTTATTTTTACAAAGTGGAAAACACATTGTAAAAGCAACTAAAAACTTTCCCAACCGGGTTCGAACCGATGACCTTGCGATTAACAGTCGCACGCTCTACCAACTGAGCTATGGGAAAAAAATTGACAATTGTACTATCAATATACGGTACGCGTCTCCTCTCTACCTGAATCGAACAGGTGACAAATGGAACTACAGTCCATTGCTCTACCAACTGAGCTAAGAGAGGGGAGCTCCCACCAAGACTTGAACTTGGGGTGGTGGATTCAAAGTCCACAGTGTTTACCAACTACACTATGGGAGCACAACTATCAATATGAGTAGTCTCTTCTTTAAGCTCATTTAAATACTTAAATGTAGTCAGTGATAATGAAAAAACTCCAGCTGATGTATTGGCAATAATCATGGGTATAACATTGTAATACACGGAATATACGAGACCCATAGAACTAGCTATCATGTTTATACCTAGAAACATATAATTAAGCGCGTTTGTGTCCTTCTCTCGGTATACATGAGATACTTGGGGTATGAACATAATACCAATTAGTATTGCACTTGTCAGCCCAATACCATCAATGAAGTTCATCTTATTCTAAACTATTTTCTATTGTTTAAGTAGGTATGTTACCACTTCTCATTATATTACTTGTGACAGTAGTAGTGTTTTTCTACAGTAGGAGAAATACTAAGATAGAAGAGTACGACTATAAGTGTTTTCTTTTGACTTTGCCAAAAGAAGTGGAGAGGCAGAAACGTTTCATGAAAAATCATAATCAGGAAGTACCAATTGAAATCATCTATGGACCAGATACACGTGATGTTAAGAAAGCGCGGAAGTTTGAACACATGATTGAGGGTGAATACTTTGAAAAAGCTGTAGAAATGCACTACGACAATAGTGTGAAGAGGCCTGACATTACATATTTTAACATGGGTGCTATTGGTTGTTTCATGGGTCACATGGATTTTTATGAGAAATGTTTTGCACAGGGTTTGAAATATGCGGTTATTTTTGAAGACAATGTTATTGTAAAGTCAGATAAACTCTACAAAGAGATACAAAATGTCATAGATGATAGAGGTGATGAGTTTGAAATGTGTTTCTTTCATTGTCTTTCACGTCTACCCGATAAACAAGATGGGAAGTTAGAAAAGGTGAAGTGGATCTCTAGCACCAAGTGTTACCTCATTAATGTTGAGAACATGAGGGATTATATGAAGTACTTTTTACCCATGGATAACCACATTGATATGAAACATGAAGATATCATCAGTAAAGGTGCAAGAATCTACTATAAAGATATGCGTCGGTACATGAAGATTGATAGGACCCATGGTAGTACAATTGGACATCATCAACACGGTCGTCCAGATTTCTTCTCGCGAAACTACCCAAGTGCTACACCAAGTGATGTCAAGTTCGGGTATTAAACGTGTCTCTCTGTAATCATATATTCTGGGTACATCTCACGGATTATCCGCTTTTGGGGAAGATACACATTCCTTTTCTCATTGGGACACATAGCCTCAGTGACAAAATCAATAATCTTCTCATCATGTCTAACATCCATTTGGATCGTATAACCATAATTTACTTGCACATAAGCTTTCGCAGTTGGAAATAGAAGGTTCTCACTGAGAGTCAGTGTATGTAGGTGACTCCCGAAGACAGCCAAACGACTTCTAGCGACATTGATCGCGGACATACTCTTGTACTTTTCCTACGCTCCAAACGAGACTCAAGATTGCCTTGGCGTTTTTGAAAGTCTCCTTAGGGGAGTTCATTTATTGACTTTTATATAGGTTTGGGCTTACTTAGGTTAAGCAAACGACTTGGTGGTCCCCTCCTCCTTTCGTTTCTCCCTGCACGCATCGTTCTTCTCCTTCTTAGCCTCAGACTTCTTGGGGTTCGCCTTCGCCTTGTTCTCTTGTTTGATTTTCTTTTTCTCAGAATCAGTGAGTTTATCTTTCATAGTCTTGTCAATCGCCATTATATATGTATATCATTTTAAATCTATAAGTTCCTAATATATACAGGTCTCTCAGTTCTTATGATTGAGAGACCCATACTCAATATAGACTTAGCTAACCGTGATTTCACGAAGACGGTACTGTGATCCACATATCTTCTTGAATTTGGACGATGACGATCTAGGACTTCCTTCATAGAGAGTACCCTTCCAATTGAAACCTTTTTACACTCGGTAAGATCTATCGTGAAATGCACAGGTTTCTTATAGGACCATGCATGTGTGAACATGGAATCCAAAATCTGAGGTGTTGTTGTATCCCTAATTTTGATATTGTACTGAAGAGTCATTATGAGTTCACAATCTTATAATATTTGGAGGATATATTTCTCCACAAAACGTCTCTAAACCAATTCAAATATCCATTGACATTTCTGCATGTATAGTGACTAAGGCGATCATCACATGGTTTGTTGATAAAGTCCATGATGAGGAGTAACCGTTCACCTGTCTTAAACTCAACTTTGTGTAAACAATTGCTAGCTTCTAAAAATACACCCATATTCTCCTTGAAAGGAAACGCATCATATCCCTCTATAGAAAACACCGTATCACTCGTATCATGAATTGGAATCACTAATCTATATTGTTTAACATCTGGTCCATATCTCTTTATATCGTGGTGATAGTTTTCATAATATTGAGCTTTCATACCCTCGAAATAATAACGAAGCCAGCACCTCTGTAAATCTAAAGAGTTTACTGGGTACAATTTTTCACCAACAATTTGAGATAATTGTTTCAAAAACTTTTCATTAGAATAAAAGTTTAATTTTACATCTTCATTCAAGTTTTTATTCTTCTTAGCCCTCTCTAAAAATGTATCAACAAGTTTCTGCCGACATGTTTCAGATAAAATATCTTCAACGATGACAAAACCCTCCCCCCTCGCTACATTCCCTTCATGTGCATTGACATCACAATTTAAATGTATATCATCAACTTTCCTGGTATACATCACAAATGGAAATACAAAAATGAGTATCAATAGTATTATGACAATGTATTTCATCTACTATATATAATCATTTTTAGAAGTGGGGTACAATTCTAAAAATGATCCAAACGGGGCTCGAACCCGTGACTTTGGCGTGCCTCCTGTGAGTTTGACCCCACTAATGTATACTTTGTATAAGCACCACGCTCTAACCAACTGAGCTATTGGATCAAAACTCGTAAACCGTCACGGTAAATCGTCCTCGCTGTTTTACCATGGGTTCTAAGAAGAGTTCTCGTATCTTATCTTTACCACGGGGTGTACCTTTAAGTAATTTCATTTGCTTATCAATTATGGCTTCAGATCTGAATGTTATATGTTCTGATTTATAACATTCAATTCCATCTTCTGTTACCACCGTGACATTGTTTGGTGGTGATGCTTCAGCCCCTATAAACTTGGGATCTTTGTACATCTGACGAAACATACTTACAATTGTTATTTTTATATTTTATAATAGTAGAAATGTCTCTAGAAATTGTTACCTATGCTAACAAATCTCAGGGTATGTTTGAAGAACTTGTGAAAAACGAGTTTGGGGTACCAGTCAAGGTTTTAGGTTGGGGTAAAAAATGGAATGGTTATTCAGACAAATCTAAAGGTCTTTTAGAATACATGAAAACAAAGAATGATGAAGACATCATCGTATTTGTGGATGGATTTGATTCCAAGATTAACAAACCCATAACTGATGTAGTAAAAATATTCAAAGAATATAACTGTCGTGTTCTATTTTCAAACAACCCACCATGGTTTTTTCAATCACTTATATTTGGTGTGTGTGATGATTCAATCGCAAACGCTGGTATGTATATGGGATACACAAAAGAACTTCGCCAAATTCTTCAGTCCGAAGCTGATTTGCAATGTGAGGATGACCAGGTCAATTTAAATGGGTTATGTAGAAAATATGATTTTGTAAAAGTTGATAAAGATGAAAAAATTTTCAAAAACTTTAGTCCAATTCAAAAAATCAAAACGAGTGATGCGATATTTGTATCTTTTCCAGGAACTCTCGGTATAAATAGATACTGGAGAGGTTTATTTGAATACACACAATTCGTATACATATATGTATTGTGTCTACTGGTATTAGGTTTGGCTTTCTTTCCACAAAAGCAGAGAATTCTCGTCACTACACTTGTCTTATATACGGCATTCTACGCATTAGCTGCTGATAAGTCGTGCACTACTCTTCAGGTTTAACAACTTTGAGTTCATATTTATTTTCACCACCGTAGACAAGTTTCTTGTAGAGTTTCTTCATAAAGTCTGGCATATTGTTACCGTTTGCAGTCACATCAGAAATACCTGGTAAGAAGCAAGACATACGCCTATAGAAGAGGGTGTTTTTATCAGATGTATCCTTGGAGACATCACCAACACGGTAATATTGTTTGTCAAATTCTCCAATGTTTTCTAAGTCCTCCTTGTGCGTCACCTTCATTTGGATCCTCTTATTATCATTCTTTGCGTTAATAGCCCCCGAGTGTATAAGGTTCGCGTCAAATAAAACAGCTTGTCCAGGTTCACATCCAACACTCTTGATTGATTTAGTTATGTAAATCTTGTTCCTCTCCTTGTGAGATTTAGGAATCACATCTATACATGACTTCATTTCCTCTAAAAAGAAGATGATTGTATATGAGGGGTGTTTCATTTTGGAGTTCAATACAGTTCCATTCTCATCGCGATGACATGTGGAGACACTAGACTTTTCAATTGAGAAGATATAGTCAGTAAAGACGTAGTCCTCACCCAATATTGTACGAAGATTCTTTAGGACACCTGGATGATCATGGATAAACTTTTTAGCATCTATGTATTTTTTTGAATCAATTAGTCCCAAAATATAATTGATCTCACTCTCGTTGAATGCATCCAAAACATGGAATCCACTATCAACAACTTCTTCAGTTTGAATAAATTGAACATGACTAGTTGTAGTCGCGTACATGCAAACTATTAGTAAAATCAGTATGAGTATATATCTCATTTTACTACTAGTATATTATAATATTAATTTTAAACAACACTCCGGGGCGCACCATCTGTACTTTTACGTCTACTAGATGAGAATGAGCCTAACCATCTACTTACAATATTATTTGTAGATGATTTGGTACGTGTATCGTCACAACCAATTACACTGAGACCATTACAGACATCTGGTTTATTCTCTTTATTGGGAAATGCTTCATTGAACGCCTTAATAGAAATTGAAGGTATATCGGGAGCTTCATCTAAAAATCTGTCATATTCTTGACGACACTTCTTGATCAAGATCATGATATTTACACGATGTGAAACATCTAGGGATATTTCCATATCTATATTTCGGTAGTACTTTGAATATTGTTTGCACATAGCAGAATGCGCCACTTCTAAGTTTGCACTTTCACCAAACTTACTGATAGATGTGAGAATACCACCGATAACATTTAGAAATGCGAAAAAATACTGTACAACCATAATCTTTATCGCCATGTCACTGTCTATATCATCACCACCACTTGGATTAAGAACTGCAAAACCACCTACACCTGTGATACTCGCGATTATTATACTTGGGTAGGACAAGTAGTCGTGTTGTTGTTTATAATAGAGCCGAGCGTGATTATGGAGCCATCGGTAGCCAGCGGCTTTTTCAGCCCACCTGACGAGTAGCTTCTCCTGCTTCTCACACCAAAAATGCTCATGGGGCACATCCTCTTCACCCATTGCAATTAAGATTAACAGAGATAATTTTCAAGTTCTGGTTTCATTTCTTGTACCCACCATTTTTTTTCCACTGGGTCCCATTTTGCACCTAATGATTTAACGCGATCTTTATCGCTAAAAGGAACATTCAAATAAATATATTCTTTCACTGGTGTATTCATATATTCATCGGCTTCTGATTGCGTTTTAAAAGACTTGTAGATCGCACCTGGATACCCATCAATTTGTGTCTTAGCCTCATCCCATGTGGTGTAAATACCGGGAATGTGTCCTCGAACGACACCGTAAAACTTTACAGTCTTCGTTTTAGTGGTTGCACTTACAGTCTTGGTTTTAACGGTTCCACCTGCAGCCTCATAGGCTAATGTATCAACTTCCTCATTTTTAGGATGTCCATTGTGTGCTTTTACCCATTTCCACTCAACAACCTTTAATTTATTACGCACATCATCGATAGCAATCCACAACTCCTTATTTTTCACGGGTGTACCAGTGGAAGTCACCCAGTCGTTCTTTTTCCAGTTTATAATCCACTTGGTGATACCATTCTTCACATATTGACTATCTGTAAATATACAAACCTCTTGGATATCCCTCTTCAAACACTCCTCCAAGGCTTTGGCAATTGCAGTCATCTCCATTGCATTATTGGTGGTATCAGGCTGTTTACCAGATAGTTTAAAGTCATCACTAACAACACCCCATCCACCACGTCCAGGATTTCCGAGACAACTCCCATCAGTGTAAACCTCATACATGATTAGTCATCGCGTTTATCTTTTATACCAGCTACAGTGACAGTGACAGCACCAACATTCGTATTACATCTGATGTTGAAATTTCCTTACTCCAACGTTCAAACATTATCTATATTACCTTACTAATTTTCTAAGTATATAATAAAATGATGCAAAAACTTGCCCCCATGTTAATGTTGGTTTGCCTATTGTGTCTCTCCTCTTCGTTTATGCAATCGGGAATGAAGATTCCTACCACACCTATCGCTTCTATGACTAGTAGTTTTACATGTTTTACCACAATGTTGGGAATGTTAGGTGGTGGTTTGTTTTGAGAAACGTATTTTAAAATGAAACTTAAATAATAGTTAGGTTGATGAGATTGCGCCCATGTATGGTACTCAGGAGAAAAAGTATTAAATTATCTCGTGAAGTTGTACACAATTTGAAAAAAGTGAGTCGTTTATCTTATATTAATCAATGGGAATATGCTGGTAAGATTGACTATAAGGGTTTCAAGTTTAGCGATCCAATCTATGTCACATCTAAAAAACGTAATACAGTGGAATCCAAAGATATCTCAGATGTTTGGTATTCAGAAATAGGATTTCATACACATACAGGTCGCGGTGTAAATACCGATTCAATAACGGAAAATACTCCTGTTTACACAACACTCCCAAGTAATGCAGACTTTGAAGCTTATATAAAAGGTTTCCCCTCAATGCAATGTAATATAATATGCGATGCCCATGGATATTATATTATTGACATTATCAAATCTGCAGATTTGAAGGTGTTACCTTTACCTGAAGCCGTTTACGAATACATGCGAAAATTACGTAGCACACCATTCATGCGTATTTGTGCATTTTCAGATGAAGACTGTGAATATTTTCATACAACTCTAAAAAATTGGAAGAGGCAAATCAATGAGGGTGTTCATGATGATTTGATGCATCAATTTGGAATTTCTATCCGTTATTATAGCTATAATGATGAACCACCATGTATTAACGTTTATCGGGATTATTAGGTTGTTTATACTCTGATGCTTTCTTTGGGGTTTTACATATTATATCACCACAATGATCTCTATTTTGATACACAGAATTGATAGACGTAGCTATCTCACTGCATGATTTTAAACTCCACCTCCCCAACACGGGTTTCTCACTTTTCAATAGACTTTCCAGTAGTCTCTTGAAGATCATATTCATACTTACATTTGTCATCTTTAAAGGTGTTTACCTTCGTCAGTTCTTCATGTTTAAAAAAGGTATTGAATGGGCAATTCGGACATCGTCTATGACGTACCGCACATGTGAGTGCGTCAGGATTCTTGATGCACGTTTCTTTCGCAAGCTTTTTTCGTTGTCTGTAAGTACGTCGTCTAAAGTTAAAAATACGTACAGAGGTTTGTCCAATGGCTAACATACTATCAATACATCACAATTCATTTTTAAGTTTCTTAAAACAGTTCATCTTCAACTTCTATTTTAAGTTTACAGTCAGCTTTCGGGTAAGCCACACATAACATGGTATAACCCCTCATCATTTGATGTTCATCAAGAAAGGATTGATCATCTTGCCTTACATGACCCCACACTAATCTCGCCACACACGCGGAACACGAACCTTCGCGACACGAATACGGGAGGTTGAGACCTTTTTCTTCCGCTGCATCTAGAATGTATGTTCCCTCATCACACTCAAATGTTTCATCACCACCGGGTGTAATGAGGGTAATTTTATAATTTGCACGGACAGCTACACGAGACTTCTTCTTGATAAGACGAGTTCGTGGTACGAGGGGGGACTTAATATGACAAGTGGCTAACATACTATTTGAGTAGGTATTTAATTTTTAAATAGCATTAATCATGCATTTTAAAAAGTAAGTTTTATTTATTTTTATCCAAAAACTAAGACATAATGCTTAGTTGGAGAAGGCAAGGCCACCCATACCAGATTGGATGCGGAGGACGTTGTAGTTGACCGCGAACATGTTCATGGTGGTGGAGGCAACACCGGAGGGGATGGTCACCGCAACCTGCGCGTTATCGATGCGCGAGAAGTTGCATGTACCGGTAGGTTGGTGCTCCTCGGGCTTGAGCGCGAAGGAGTACGAGTACACACCGGGGTAGGGGTTACCAGAGTGATGGTTGTAGGCTTGCACTTGGTTGAAGTACTTACCCTTCTGGGCCTTGAAGCGGTCTTGGCCGTTGAGGACAAGCTTGAAGTCGGTGAGGGGACCGACAGTCTCTTCACGGAACTTGATAGCGGGCGAGTTCGCACCCCATTCCACACCAGTGCGGAGGAGAGGGACACCGGTACCCTGGCTGATGGGCACGTAGGCGTTGGAACCATGGGCGGCCTCGGGGTCGGCCTCGAGGACAATACCGGTCTTACCGGGGGCGGTGGTGAAGTTCCACATCGCGGTAGCAGTGTTCGCCGCGGCGGGGTCGTTGAAGCACCACACCAGCTCCTTGACGGGGTGGTTGTACGACAGGCGCTTGTTCTGGGCAGAACCGGACGCGGTAACAGTGTCCGAACCAGTGTGTTGGACCTGCTCGATCAGGTATTCGTGACCCTTCTGGGCGAATCGGCGACGCTCTTCGGTGTCCAGGTAGACGTAGTTGGCCCACACCTTGAACACATTCTTGTTCAGGTAGGTCTCCATGTCCGAGGCCA